CAAATTGAGCCGTCCAAGATTTGAACTCGTGCTCTTCTTTTTCAAGGGCTGTCCACTGCGCTTGCTCAGCCTGTTCACGTTTTTTCTGTGCAGCTATTTTGCGCTGCTCAGATTGTGCTTTACGTTGTTGGCGTTCTTCATCTGTTAGCTCTTGGCGCTCTGGCTTCCAGCCTGCTTCCATAGCCATGTAGATGAATGAGCCGAACGAGGTTTTGCGCGTTTTGCGGAAGTTCTTCCACCAAGCGTTGAATTCTTTCTTATGGTAAGAGCCGCCCTGTGCAGACCAGCTTTCAAAGATATCGCGAGCACTGTCGCCAAATTCGGAATAAAGCGCACGACCGATTTTAGACCAATCGGCATAAGGGAGATTGGGGTCAATCTCATTCAGTGCGTCTTCTACTTCTAAGAGTGTCAACTCTAGTCTGTTCATTGTTCCCTGCCATTAATGAAGCAGATAGCGGTGCGCTGAAAATTTGCTCAAAAGCAATTTTTCTATTGCACGCACACGCGTAGACAGCTAGAATTAAACCAAAGTTTGTTGGGGTGGTTTGTTTCTAACTGCCTGTTTACGTAAAGAAGCTCGGTCGCCACAACCGGGCTTTTTTTACGTCTGCTGTTTTTGTTTTCTTCTTTAAAATCAGTTACATAGTTTAATTTGTCTGTAAAAGTCATATTGTCACCATGCCTCTGATCGTCTACTAAGCCACAATAGTAAACGATTTAAACATGGTTAGACAAGGTAATTTTAAACCTTAGTTTAAATTAATATGCTAATTTGATCCTGCTGGAACGCGCCACACCCACCACGGGGTGTATAAACTCAACTTCCTTCAGTGGAAACGTCATGCGTTTGTAACCCTGATTATAACTATCAAGGAACACGATCCCATCACGGAGTGCGGCTAATGTCTTAACCATCACATCTCCGTCCTTAATTTTTACCACGACCTCTTCACCAGTCGCAGGTTCAGACTCAGGATCAACGAGCACAGCTTCACCCTCCAGGATCCTCGGTGTCATGCTGTCCCCTATTACTTTCAGGGCGTACACATGCTTACCTCTGGCTGGAAAGTCCACATATTCATCGCTAAAGCCGACCGGGAAGCCCAAATCAAACCATTCCTTGTTCGGGCCAGCCTGCGTATTCCCCACAATAGGGATACGATTGCTGGTTGGTGCCTCTCCTACGATTTCACCACCGTAGTAAAGCCATTCCAAAGAAACGTCCAATTTCTCGGCTATACGCGCTGCGTAGTCGAATCCCATACCCATTCCCGACTCCCATTTACTCACCATGGTCACCGAACTTTGGGCTGCACGCGCTAATTCCGACTTGGAAAGCTTTAGCTCTATTCTCCGCTCTTTTAAGCGATCACCTATCTCGTTCATATCATTATATTACCACAAGGTTTTAAACCTAGGTTTAAAAGTTTGATCTTGAACATAGGTTTAAGGTAAAGTTTATACTTAGGTTGAATAAACGGGCCAGTTGGTTAAAATGGCTGCATGAAAACTGAAACTGTTATTAATCACTTTGGTAGTGCAACTGCAGTAGGTAATGCCTGCAAATGTTCGCCGCAAGCTGTAGCCAAGTGGGGGGAGGAAGTGCCATTTCTTCGCCAATTCCAATTGGAAATCATCACTAACGGCGAGCTTAAAAGCGATTTCACTTCAACAAAGATACTCAAGGAGGGGCAGCAATGATATGTCGAGCGAACGACAGCAATTTAGCGCAGATTGTCATAAGACATACGCTTGCCTGTTTTGAAGCAACTAACGTGCGCCGTGATGAGTTCGTCAAGGGTGCATTGATTAGCAACCTGATCGAGTCCGGTGCTTTGGGTGAAGAGCCTAATGATGCTGACGCCTTTCAGCGATGGCAAAAAACGAAGTGTAAGCAGATAGAGCGGATCCTTAAAGAAGAGTCCCCGATGCCTGCTGACTTTGTTTTTGGCTGGATTGCTGCTCTGCCTGGTGAGTATCGCACCAAGTGCATGAATGACGTTTGTGGCGCGATGGGCACTTTCTACACCCCACTCTCACCTATTGGGCCAGAGTCAAAACTCACCGAAATGCAGGCATGTCTCTCAGATGTTTCTAAAGAGTTTGCTGATGTTCTTCAACATTCAGAGCCTGCTATGGACGGTGTTTACAACAGCGATGATTGTCGTGCCGGCTTACAGCAACTTTCTAATGAGTTGTACGAGCTTATTGCCACCAGCTTTGTTGAGCTGGGCGCAATTAAAAAGGCAACCGGGATCATGCCGTCGGCTTATGTGTCGATGGCAAACAGCCAGCTATTTAAGCAAGGCTAAGCGGGGTTGCAGTGCATTACAACAAAGAAGGCTTAAGAGAAGAACTTCGCCAGGCACTGCTTGTTGTTCCCCGCACTCGAGGTCAGTTGGAAGGTTTTGAGAATAACGGTTATGACAGCAAGTATGGACGATCACCTACTCATGAAATTGAGATTGGTGGTGAGTCCATCAAGGTGAAAGCAGAAGTGGTGAGAACGTTAGCGTGTAAGACGTTCAAGAAGTCACCGATGCCACTACCGCCCCAAGCGTTCAAGTTTACGAAATTAGTACGAGCCATGAATAACGCAAGAACGTGCGTAGCAGAATGGCTTCGCTACTGCTACAGCGATGGCGCACAGCTGCCATCAAGAGAGTTTTTAGTGGAGCTGCTTGCTCAGTTCTCAGAACAGGAAGAACGCGCACTTAGAGGCTCATCTGCAGAGTTAATTAAGCATTTGGCTTTACTGGCTTGCCAGCAGAAGCGAGATCAAATCAACGCAGGCAAGGACTTGCTGCCACAGACCAAGATTGCACAGCTCGCAGGTAAGAGCGCAGCTGCTTGGAATAAGCGCTGGGCATGCCGTTGGAATCGCCTGCTTCGGATTATTGAATCATTCGATCAGGAGGGGCTTGACCATGTGTATGAATGGGGACGCCGCGACAAAGCTACCAGAAGGAATAGCAACATGCCTTTGCAACGTAGCCTTCGAACTGCAGCCAGAAATGAAATGGTTGCCTGAGTGGCGATATAAGCAAGCCACAAGAGAATTTATGCTGATGTGCCCGAACTGCAATTTTCACACATTTGCATTTGATAACAAGAACGCTGCGATAGCGTGCTGGAGTATCAGTAATAGGTCTGGTGACGAGCACATATTGATGATGTGGAAACGTGATTACGCCAGACAGAAAGACCAAGCAGTCAATAAGGCTGCATAAGCCAGGAGATAAACAATGGAATTAAAGAAAGTTGGTGAGTACAAAATTCGCCAAGAAGTATTAAAAACCCACCCAACAGTGGTGTGTGGGCATTGCGGTAGTGAAACTAAATTAAAGGTCAAATACCAAGATGTAAGCACTTCGGTTGACCCTGAAGAGATGGACATTCTTTGGGTTCACTTTGAAGAGGTTGACCGTTCTGAATGCTGCGGTGACCTCGTTCACTTGGTTAATAACAATGACCAAGCTGTTTTTGGTGATAAAGCCTACGAATATAAGTCAATGAAAGACTAAGGAGCCACTATGCGAACCATAGCAGTCAGCAGTGAGCCTTTTACCTTTGAATCGTACTTTCAAGCAGAAACATATTTAGAAAAGCAAGGCTATCACTGTGAGAACGAACATTGGGTTCAGAGTGAAAAGCCGATTGCGACCGTGGTCGCAAAGCCAAATGGCGTACAAATCGAATTTAAGAATAGCGACCAGAACAAAGAGAACGGACATGATTTTTACTGAAGCAAGCATTTACCGCCTGTTTGATTTTAAGCACAGCTTGGAAGAGCTGAACGAAAAGCTTAGCAAGCACCGCTACTCACCAATTGGTGATACCAGCACCTTTGCAGGTGGATTTATTAACCCTATGGATCCAGTGCTTGAAGAGCAGGCCATTCAACTCGGTCATCTTTTTGGATTTGCTTATCGCGTTGAAGAAAAGAAAGTCGCACCAGCAAAGGTCCATGAGTTAACGCGCAAGCGCATTAAAGAGCTGGAAGAAAAAGGTAGTGCAATTACCAAACAGCTTGAAAGCGATATTGAAGACAGCGCTCGAAAAGAACTGCTGCGTCTTGAAGTGCCAAGCGTGCATGTTGTCACCGGGTTTATTGACGCTAAGCAGAATTGGCTATACCTCAATACTAAATCCGGCAAGCTGTGTGATTACGCACTCGGCGCAATGCGTAAGATGATTGGATCTTTCCGCCTTATGCCTGCTCGCACTGCTAAAAACTCTAGCACTATTTTGAGTAATCACCTTTGCCGTGAAGGTGTTTCTTTAGCTAAAGGCTTGAATGTTGACTTTGAAGGCAAGTTGAAAGCGGTTGGTGAAAAAGCTTCGCAAAAAGTCACTTTTGATGGCATTGGCTTATATGAAAATGAACTTGCTGTATTGGATGGCATGGACATTATTGAGGCTGATCTCTACCTGGATAAATCGGTCGGCGAAGATGATTTTCAACGTTGGTCGTTTAAGTTCCACACCAAGAAAGGTGACCAGCCATACCAGTTGAGCAAAATTTCACACATCCCTCTAAGCCAAGATGATTATTCAGGTTTTGGCAACGGTGATCAGGACACATATTACAACGCAGACTGGCTGTTAACAGCCGATCTTCTTCATTCTCTAAACCAAGCACTTGGTGACTCTTTTGGTGGTTTTAATGACTTTGAAGACAAAGAAAAACCGGAAGGTGAAAACATTACACCGGACAAGGATGGCACGATTTGGGCTTCTGAACTTCAAAAAGCAGCATCAAAAGGATTGCCTGAAGGTGTGACGGTGACTGTAGGTGAAGTTGGCCAGTCGCTTTATTCACAAGCCAAAGCATTAGTTATCAGTGAGCAACGCGCATCGGTTTCTATGCTGCAGCGTGCTTTTAAAATTGGTTACAACCGTGCAGCTGAATTAATTGAAAAAATGGAAGTGCAAGGAGTGGTCACTGCACCATCTCATAATGGCTTGCGTGAAGTGCTTATTAAGGAAGGTGAATAATGGCTAGTCGCGGGGTTAACAAGGTCATTTTAGTCGGCCACTTAGGTCAGGATCCTGAAATTCGTTATATGCCTAACGGCGGTGCTGTGGCAAACATATCTATAGCCACCAGCGAAAAATGGCGAGATAAAGCTACTGGTGAGCAGCGTGAAAAAACAGAATGGCATCGTGTTGTGCTGTTCGGGAAAATCGCAGAGGTTGTTGGCGAGTATCTGCGTAAGGGTTCTGAAGTTTATATCGAAGGTCAACTTCAAACACGTAAATGGCAAGATACCAATGGCCAAGACCGATACACCACCGAGGTGGTTGTTCAGCCTTACAAGGGAACCATGCAAATGCTTGGTGGAAAACGCCAAGAGGGATGGGGCCAACCACAGCAACCAAATAACGGGCAACCGTCTCAGCAACGTCCGCAACAATCTCCAGCACCTCAGCAGCAAGGAGGATGGGGACAACCTCAGCCACCTCAATACAATGAGCCGCCGATGGATTTTGACGACGACATTCCGTTCGCTCCGATCGGTCTTCAATACCCGGCTCTTCTGAATTGCATGTAATACCAATGCTTCAGTTAAAACTAATCGCTGGCAGCGTAATGTTCTATAGCCTCTGCGCTGCCCTACTTTACATTCAACAGGCTTGATCATGCTTCCATCTGATTCCAGTGAATTACAAGCGTATGTCATGAAACATAACCGTATGACCCAAGCGCAGGCGCAAGCCTGGTTAGATAAAGAGGTACCGCACTGGAGAACGGAAGAACCCAACGAGCCTGTTGGTGTCATCGAATATAATGGTGAAGAAGAATAATGGAATATGGATTGTTAAAAGGTGAAATTGTTGTCGACAATTTTGCAGGTGGTGGCGGTGCTTCTACTGGTATTGAGCTTGGATTAAATAGACACGTTGATATTGCAATTAATCACGATCCTGAAGCTATCGACATGCACAAAGTTAATCACCCTGAGACAGAGCATTATTGTGAATCTGTTTGGGATGTTGACCCTGTTGATGCTTGTCGTGGACGTCCAGTTGGGCTGGCTTGGTTTTCGCCAGATTGTAAGCACTTCTCTAAAGCCAAGGGTAATAGGCCTGTAGATAAAAATATTCGTGGGCTTGCTTGGGTAGCTGTTCGTTGGGCTGCTTTGGTCCCTGTAAGAATCATGATGCTTGAGAATGTAGAAGAGTTCATGACATGGGGGCCAGTTGTAGAAGTGGATGATAATAAATTTAAGCCTTGCCCAGATCGAAAAGGCGAGACTTTTGATGCTTTTGTTCAAGTGTTAACGACTGGTTTGGATAAAGCACACCCGGCATGGCCAGAAATTAAAGATGCTCTTGGTGATAACTTCCCGTATGAAAAGTTGGAACAAGGTCTCGGTTACGATGTGGAATTTAAAGTTCTACATGCTTGTGACTATGGTGCGCCGACTACAAGGAAGCGTTTCTTTATGGTTGCAAGAAATGATGGTGCAGAAATCCAGTGGCCAGAAAAGACGCATGGCCCTGTAGGTAGTGGGCTAAAACCGTTTAAGACTGCAGCCGATATCATTGATTGGTCTATCCCGGTTAAATCAATTTTCAACCGTAAGCGACCTCTAGCCGAAAACACCATGAAGAGAATTGCAAATGTCCTATAGTTAGGGTATAAATTTATCAAAGTGCGGTTTTTGCAACCGCAAGCAATTTCAAACCTCGCCATTGGCGGGGGTTTTTCGTATTTGGGCACAGCCTTGAGTACCTGAGACCTGCTTAGGCAGAGAGGGAGCAGTGCAACTTCTACGGCAATGAAATGGGCGACTGTGAAGTGCGGGAACACCTCACAGCCATCTGACCTATTACGCAAGTCATACGCCAGACCAAGGCCCACCCAGCTCTGCAGAGCGGTGTGGAGTCTACACGAAAGTGAGACTATATGACAAAACTAATAGAACTGCGCTGCCCTAAGTGTGGCGCGAAACTTTGTGAATTTATCGGTACCGTTTCTATTAAGTGCAAGCGGTGCAAGTCAATTGTTAAGGAGAGTGCCTAGAGCGCCATGCGCGGAGGCACCATTGAAACATTCATTCTTTGACAATCGCGTGCAGCTGCTTAATGCAGACTGCCTGACCTACCTGAAAACCTTACCCGACAACAGCGTCGACCTTGTTTTGACGGATCCACCCTACTTCCAGGTTAAGAAAAACGCCTGGGATAATCAGTGGCCAGATGTTGAAACGTTCTTGGCGTGGTTGGACGAGGTAATGCTGGAGTTTTGGCGAGTGCTGAAACCATCCGGCAGCATTTACTTGTTTTGTGGCCACAAGCTTTCGGCGGATACCGAGCTGCTTATGCGCCAGCGTTTTAACGTTCTGAACCATATCATTTGGGCTAAGCCTAATGGACCATGGCGAAGAATGAGAAAAACCGACCTGCGTTCGTTCTTCCCCGCTACTGAGCGTGTTCTGTTTGCAGAGCATTACGGAGCAGAAGGTCATGCCAAAGGCGTGGCTGGGTACGCGAAGAAGTGTGCAGAGTTAAAGAAAGAGGTGTTCGAGCCTCTGATCAACTATTTCAGAAATGCTCGTGATTCATTAGGCATTTCAGCAAAAGAGATCAACCAAGCCACAGGCACTCAGATGTGTTCGCACTGGTTTAGTGCAAGCCAGTGGCAGCTTCCTAATCGTGAGCAATATGAAAAGCTGCAGGCGTTGTTTGCTGAACATGCCGGAAAGCTTGAGCGTTCTCATGATGAACTAACCAAAGAATACGATGCGCTTGCTGGAGCACATTCTTACTGCGAGCAGTCGAGAGGGTGATGTGGTGCTTGATGCCTTTATGGGTTCCGGTTCAACGGGTAAGGCGTGCGTGAAGTTAAACCGCCGCTTTATTGGTATTGAGATGGAAGAAGGCACTTATATGTCGACGGTTGATTCATTTAACCAGTTGTAAAAACGTAAAGCGTGAGGCTCTGATGCTAGAGAAAAAACAACTATGGCTGACCGCTCTAGCTGGAGTTGTCGCCGCTTTCTTTATTGCCAAGGGTGAAAAGGTTACCCAGTTCTTTGCAGGCTGTGTGACTGTCCTTGGTGCGTTTTCTGTTAGCGAGTGGGGGGTGATTGGTGGCTTAATGCTCGGTTTAGCTTCTTTCATTCTCACTTGGGTTTACAAACATAAGAACCACGAAGTGCTAAAGGCAAAGGTAGCCAGCGGAGAACCTCTTGAGGCACTTCTCGATGAGGACGACAGATAATGAAGACTAAAAACAAAATTGTCTGTTCTGTCATGGCCATCATCGCTCTCGTTACTGGCGGAGTGGTTCAAAGTGATTTGATGGTTTCACCAAAAGCCTTGGAGATCATAGGCAATGCAGAGGGATGTCGGTTAGATCCTTATGTTTGCCCTTCTGGCTTAATCACTAACGGCGTGGGAAATACTCATGGCGTGGATGATAAGCCGGTGACTGAAATCCAAGTCGCTGAGGATTGGGTCAGAAACATTAAATCAGCAGAAGAATGTCTCGTTGCTTCAATGGGTGATGCTCCGATGAGCCAAGGGCAAATTGATGCTTTCACATCATTCATATTCAACACAGGCTGCACGCGATTCAGGCATAACCCGGACGGCAGCGAGACACGCATTTATAAGCACATCCGCAAGGGTGACTATCCCAAAGCCTGCAATGAGTTGAAGTTTTGGGTGTATGGGGCTGGGAAGAAGTTGCCCGGCTTGGTGAAACGGAGACAGAAAGAAACGGAGCTATGTTTTGCTAACTAAGATGAACGGCATTTTTATCGTGGCGCTTGGGTTGGTGATTGGTTTCTTCTCTTTGCGTGTCGATTACCTGGAGCAACAGATTGAGTCAAAAGACTCAACTATTGCAACCAAACAGGCCGAACTCGCAACCGTTAAGCTATCCATTGCAACTGTGACGCAGGTAAACACTGAATTAAACGCGACCATTGGCACGCTCACTCAGCATTTAGAGGATGAGCGAAAGGCAGTGAGTTACATGGAAAACTACACTGCGACCGTGGACGCAAGCGTGAATAAAGCGGTTGGTGAACTAAAAGGACTACTACGAGATGAAGAAGATGATTGTGGCACTAAGCGTTTGCCTCAGCCTGTCATTGACCGGATGTGGCAGCACTACCGACCTGAAGGTGGTGACGCAGACTCGTGACGTTGTAGTGCTTCCACCAGCCGCTTACCTTACACCTTGTGAGATTCCATTCGATAGCCCTCCCCTTACAAGGGATGAAGCTGTTGAACGTGACCTGATTTGGAAAGGTGCACTAGAGAAGTGTGGGCAGAAGCCCGACAAGATCAAACAGTGGTACCAAGACAAGCAGGCAGATAAATAGCGGTAAGTAGCGCGAGCA